TACACCTCCCAATCTCTGCTGATCTCTGTCAGATGCTGCGTCAGCAGAAGGAGGACTTTGGGTTTCAACAGTACGTAGTACCAAGAGTTAAGCCAAGAGCAGGTGCATACACACCATACGACAAGGAAGAAGTTTCCTTATATATCAATGACATCTTGGACGAAGCTAATCTACCTAAAGAACTTACGGCTATGGATTTACGTAGGACAGCGGTCACAGAAATGATGGAAGGTGGTGTTGACTTGGTAGGTATCATGCAAGTAACAGGTCACCAGAATGCCGCATCAGTCAAGCCATACATGGTCAACACATTCAGTGGTGCAAGCAAGGCACTAGCAGCGAGAGGCAAAAAAGATGACTAACAATAATCAAATGGCATTTAATCTATCAGTCAATGATGTGTACAGTGTTGATTGGGTACACTCAGCAAAGTATACTAAAGATTGGGTTTCTAATACTAAAAGAATATTACCTCCCCCTAGCTTTATTAGAGAGATTATGTCTTACGATAGTAAAACTGGTTTTCTTTATTGGAAACACAGAAAAGATATGCCTAAAAATTGGAATAATAGATTTGCAAATAAAAAAGTAAAAACGAATGGCGCAAATTGTTGTACCCTATTATATAATGGAAACAAGTTTCGCACGGTTTACCATAGATTAATTTGGTGTCACTACTACGGAAAGTGGCCTGAGAGTAATCTTGTAATTGATCATCAAAATGGGGATCATTATGATAATACTATAGAAAATCTTAGGCTTGTTACTCCATCAGAAAACAGCAAAAACCGTAGTACTCCAAAAGATAATAAATCAGGACATGTAGGTTTATGTTGGAGGAAGGACAAGAAAAAATGGCAAGTGCAAATAGGTACAAATGGAAAAAATATTCATATAGGTTATTTTAAAAATAAAGAAGATGCAATCAAGGCACGTAAAGAAGCAGAGTTGAAGTATGGCTTTCACGAGAATCATGGAAGGGATAATCCAAATGGTGTACGTGAAGAGGAATAACATTAGACAGTTTGTTAATGATCTTAACCTTAAAGATGGTGAACGTCACAGGTGTGACTGTCCTGAGTGTAGAGGTAAAAACACATTTACAGCTACAAATGTATTAGGTGATATAAAGTATAACTGTTTTAAGCTAGGCTGTACTGTTGGTGGTATTCATGGCACAGACATGACAGCAGCAGAGATACACAGAAGACTAGAAGAACAACAGATGAAACGTGCATACACAAACATAAAGAAAGAGAAGGAGACTATGGAGATACCACCCTATGTCGTGTCACCCAAGGCACAACACACTAAGCACCAACGCTTCGTCAGGCGATGGGGTATAGCTATTGGTGATACCATGTATGACGTGAAGGATGAACGTGTAGTCTTTCCTATCAAGCATAAAGGTAGAATCATTGATGCTGTGGGTAGAGCAGTAGGTAAGAAGCAGCAACCCAAGTGGTATCGCTATACAGGCGAGGCTGACTACTATATGCATGGTAGTGGTGACATCTTACTTATTGTTGAGGATGTTGTGTCAGCTATTATAGCTACGCAGGAGTTGCCATACATTAAAGCTATGGCTATACTAGGTACAAGCTTGAGTCCTAAACACATGGAGAAAATCCAGGAATATAATAAAGTTATTATTGCTCTTGATCCTGATGCTATAGGTAAGACAGTAGAGTATCGCAGAGAAATAGAACTGTGGACAGGAAACAAAACGGTAGCTATGAACTTGATAGATGATATTAAGTATCGTTTACCAGAAGACTTAGAAAGGTTGAAAGAATTATGTGGACATTAATATTCATAGCTGTGTATGGTGCAGATACAACAGCACTACAGTACAGTAAACATGAAGATGTGTTTGGATGTATGCAAGCTTTTGAACAAGTATATTTTACAGAACTGCCTGAAGATAAAACAGGATTGATGTTAGTGTGTGTGAAAGGAGATCGTAATGAGCTTGGATAAAAACATAAGACAAAATTGGCAAATGTGGTCAGGGATAATACCTGATGATATTATACAGCGCATAATTGATGAAGCTGATGTAACAGAAAAAGCATCTACATTTAATAATGGATCTGAAGATCTTAGATCTAGTCGTGTTAGTTGGTTAGACGATAAGAAGTGGATCTTAGATCACCTCTATGACTTTGTTGATACGGCTAATCAATCTGCTTTTAACGTACACATATATAAAAAAGCTCAGATACAATTCACAGAGTACCATGCGTCAGAGAAAGGACACTATTCTTGGCATCATGATATACATTGGGAACGTAACGATGGATTAGATCGTAAGTTGTCTGTTACTATACAACTATCTGACCCTGATGATTACGAAGGTGGTGAGTTTCAGTTTAGTGAAATACAAAGTCCTGACTTAGAGCAATCAAAAGTAAAGGGTACTGTTTTAGTATTCCCCTCTTACCTACAGCACTCTGTGTCTCCTGTGACTTCAGGTGTAAGAAGATCACTTGTAGCATGGTTTGAAGGATCAAAATGGAGATAGACAAATGAAGTTAGCAGTGACTATTGACGTGGATGGAGATATAATGTATGTACCAGAGGGTGCAGTGTTCGAGAACTTTCCCAAGCCTAAGTTGTTTGACAACATGCAGGATGCGGAAGAGGAACGTGCCAAATGGAACACAGGTGTGATCGTAGACTATGAGACAGGTAGATCTGTAGAACAGATAAGATCATTCACTGATGCAGAAAGAGCGAGAGCAAGAGTACGAGAGGAGATGAACAAAGATGATGGAACTAGCACTGGTAAAGACACTACTCAATAGAGAGTTCTTTGATAATCATAAGGGCATACGTTGCCCTGATAAGATCTTTAGCAAGGATGTGCGTAAGATAAAGCAAGCTTTAGATGCAGCTATGGAAGCCTATGATGGTGACCTAACTGTGTCTGATTTGCAAGCTGTATTTAATCGTATCAATGCAAGCATGACCACCGCCACACGTACAGCATATGAAGATCTATTCAAGCGTATAGACTTGGCTGAACCTATAAAAGAAGAGATAGCAGAGGACACATTGTCGCAACTATTCCAACAACATGTAGGTGATCGTGTAGCTAATTTAGGTTTTGATTTTGTTAATGGTACAGAGAATAGTCTAGAACCATTACGCCAACTATTAGAGGAATACAAAAATGACTTTACTCCAAATCTTCGTGTCGAGTGGGATGATCATAGTCTTGATACTATCCTTGATGCAACGGCACTTGAATCGAAATGGAAATTTAACATACCCAGTCTGGCTCGTAGGGTGGAGGGTATCAGTGGTGGTCATCTTGTCTTGGTTGGTGCTAGGCCTAATACTGGTAAAACTAGCTTTCATTCCTCACTTGTAGCAGCAGGTGGTGGCTTTGCACAGCAAGGGGCTAAGTGTATTGTGTTGTGTAACGAGGAAGCTTATACACGTGTAGCTGCACGATACATCAGTGCGTCAACTCTTATGACTATGAAAGAGATACACACTAACAAAGCTTTAGCAGCCAAGAGATATAACTACATAAAAGATAACATACATTTTAAAGACAGCACAGGTAAAGGTATGGACTGGGTAGAGTCTATCGTTAAGCACGAGAAGCCTGACATAGTTATACTAGACATGGGTGACAAGTTTGCCGACATCAAATCAGAACGGTCAGACATTACACTCAAGGCAGCAGCTATCCATGCACGTAACATAGCCAAGCAGTATGATTGTGCTGTTCTGTGGATGTCTCAACTATCAGCAGAGGCAGAGGGCAGGGCTGACCTGAACCAAGCTATGATGGAGGGCAGTAAGACAGGTAAGGCTGCTGAAGCTGACCTGATGATACTTATTGGTAAGACACAACAAGCAGAGGGAGAAGAGGAAGATCCGATTAGATATTTAAACATTGCAAAGAATAAACTGAATGGCTTTCAGGGTAAGATAACCTGCCAGCTTGACGGTTCAAGATCGTTGTACTCAGCATGAGACTAGTGCTAGACGTAGAGAACAACATCACCAAGCGTGATGAC